TTACGCACACCATAATCTTGTCCATCAGGACATGGGCCTCTCTCTTCAGCCAATGTTCTTGTTGCACGTTCTGCCTCCGATTTTATGCGGGAGAACATCTGCATATTTCTGCCTTTCGCCATTGCACTTTCAAAAGGAATATTATGACGTTGCAAATATGCGTGAAATCCCATTGCACCCAGCCCCAGACTGCGTTCTTGGCTCGCACTATATTTAGCGCGAGAAAGCTGATCTGGAGCATTATTAATAAAAGATTCAAGTACATTGTCAAGCATCCGAATCAGATCAGGTATGAACTGATCATTGTCTTTCCACTCATCATATTCTTCCAAATTTACACTTGATAGACAACATACCGCTGTGCGGTCTTTATTTGTTGGCAGTGTAATTTCGGAACAAAGATTTGATTGCTGCACTTGAAGTCCCATCTCTTTTTGATACTCTGGAACTGCTTCATCCACAGTATCCCCAAACATAATGTATGGTTCTCCCGTTTCCACACGATTTTGTATGAGCTTTACCCACAAAGTTTTTGCACTTACTGTTTTTACCACATTTCCACTATGAGGATCAATAAGATCCCAAGAATCGTCATAACCAGCGCTTCTCGTGGCGTTTTCAATAATTTGCATAAAAACGTCAGAAACCACAACGCCATGATGAAGATTAGTAGATTTGCGATTAATGTCCCCGCCAGTTGGCTTTCTGACATCTAAAAACTCCTCAATTTCAGGATGCGACATATCCAAATAAGCAGCATAGCTTCCCCGTCGTGTTACACCCTGAGAAAAAGCAAGCATTTCTGCATCGACAACTTTCATAAAAGGAATCACACCTGTACTTTCGGAGCCATTGCTCGTTTTCGAGCCTACACTCCGAACCCCGCTCCAACAGCCACCAACTCCTCCACCCACAGATGAAAGAAAGGCATTTTCTGTATAGTGATCTGTAATTCCTTCTCTACTATCGTCAACGTAATTTAAAAAACAACTGATTGGTAATCCTCTACTTGTTCCTCCATTTGAAAGAATTGGTGTAGAGAACATAAACCAAAGTTTACTCGCATAGTCATACAACCTCTGCGCATGATGTTCATCATCTGAGAAAGTTATAGCAGCACGAGCAAATGCATCTTGAGGAGATTTTTCTTCTCCCACTAAGTATCTATCCTCCAAAGTTTTAATACTAAACTCCGATAGATATTTATCTCTGTTATAATTAAGCTGCATTCATTATACCCCTTATTACTGATATATTATCAGCTCCTATTGCATCATCGCAATATGTTACTAAATCCATAAGCTCATAGTTCTGAATTATTTGCTCATAGTTTTCATTTAATGATTCAATATATTTATACTTTCCCGGAATTGGACACGCATCATAAATATTTAATGCATCTCCATACTCTTTTATGAGTCCTAGGGCTCTTTTTGGTCCTATACCAGGAATTCCTGGTACATTATCACCCTTATCTCCTGTAAGGCATTTCAGTGAAATATATTCTTCTGGAGAAACATCATAGTGAGTTTTCCAATTATCCAATGTTACTTCTTTTCGTGTAACATATGAAAATCTAGCTACATTTTCTTGTATTAAAAGATCCCAGTCTCTATCGCTAGAGATTAGCCAAATATATTCTAAATCATAGGCATCTCTATGTTTCACCAGATGTGCAGCAATATCATCTGCCTCTACCCCTCGAAACCGAAGTAATCTATGATCTTCTTGAAGCAACTCTAATGTGGCTTCATATTCTGAGATGAACTCTTCAAAAGCCATTTTCTCGGCCTCTGACTGTTCCGCAAATTTTTCTTTTCGATTCTGTTTATATTCAGAATTTATGTTTTTTCTATATGAAGAAGATCCTAAGTCTGCTGTAATTATTATATTTTTACAATCATAGGACTTTGCTAAAGACTCTACAGTTCTTTGATATTCATATCGAAAATCTGTTCTGCCTTGATGTTTCCACCGAAAAGCTAGATTCAAAGCATCTACAATAAGAGTGCAGTTTCCATCATTTACTAACTTATCTGTAAAATTAAACGCCATCTAAAAACTCCACTTTTTCCATTGTTAACCACTCTTCAGCTAAAGAAACATAGCAATCCAATATAGATATATACATATACTCCGGATATACTGGCTCCATTTGAGTAACTATAAATACTGGAGAACGATTGTATTTAAAAAATAACATAGGAAGTTGATTTCCTCCCTCCGCTTGTACTAATAGCTTTTTCCACCACTTTATCAAATTATTCGTTTTAGGAGCCGTAAATATTTTATCTGATAACGGAGAACTTTCATAATTTTTTACTTCTATACAATACCTATTCTTTGCATGAGGAACATATAGATCTCCTTTCAGATACTCAAGTGCTCCAGAACTAGGGACTCTTTCAAACTGATGTCCTGTATGTTCTCGCAACATATCTCGTACGAGATACTCACCTCTTGCTCCTTTTGCTCTTGAGTCTACCACTGCTTCTCCAGTATCATAACCATTCGTTCGGCTAAGTTTTCAAACCACCAACTAGATTTATTTCTTGTTGTTTCTGCAGCCGTACCAATTCGTATACCACTTGTTTCTATAAAATTACGAGGATCATTTGGCACACCATTTTTATTTACAGTAATACCATTCTCTTCTAATAGATTAGCAGCTTCTCTTCCACTGATCTCTTTATCACTCAGATCGAGCAAAAACATATGGCTATCAGTTCCTCTCGTTATAACATTGTATCCTGATTTCATAAATACTTTTGCCATTGTACGAGCATTATCAATTACTTCATCAATATAGTGTCCAAAAGCCATTTCAGATGCTTCAGCAAAGCACTGCGCTTTTGCTGCAATCATATTCATCAAAGGCCCACCCTGTGTACCAGGAAAAATAGCACTATTAATTTTCTTTGTATAATCTGGATTATTCCAGAGAATCATACCACCTCTTGGTCCTCGCAAAGTTTTATGTGTAGTACTTGTAACTACATCTGCATAGGGCAAAGGGCTTGGATATCTTTTTGCTGCAACTAAACCACTATAGTGTGCCATATCACACAAAAGAATAGCATCTGCTATTGCTGCAATATCTTGAAACTTTGCCCAATCTATACCGCGAGAGTAAGCACTTGCTCCCGCTACAATCATATCTACATTATTTTCCAAAGCAAGTTTCTCTACTTGAGCATAGTCTATGTAGCCATACTTATCTACTCCATAGGAGTATGACTTATAAACTTTACCGCTCAATGTAGGTTTTGCTCCATGACTTAAATGTCCTCCACTTGCAAGATCCATTCCAAGAATTTTAGCCCCTGGCTTCAAAAAAGCCTGATAGACTGCTGTATTTGCATTGACCCCGCTATGGGGCTGGACATTAGAATAATTACAACCATATAGTTTTTGAACTAATTCCTGTGCATAAATTTCTACAGCATCCATGTATTCACAACCATTATAGTAACGAGCACCTGGATAGCCTTCTGCATATTTATTTGTGAATACACTACCACAAAGACTTTTCACAGCTTCACTTGCAAAATTTTCACTAGCAATAAGTTCTACTTGACAGGTCTGTCTAGCTTCCTCATTGTATAAGATTTCTTGTAATTTTATATCTACCACTCTAGTCTGCTCACATTTCCGTCTTTTACAACCTCAATTTTTTCAAGAAGAGGGTGAGTCCACCCATGTGATACTACATAAGTATTTAAATCTTCTTGAAGCAATACTTCCACCATTTTTTCTCTTCCAGCATCATCAAGTACATTTATAACTTCATCAAGAAAAAGAATATTTATTCTTGACTTAGATATACTACTCATTAGTTTACGAATAGCTATCAAAGTAGCTGTGTTTACTCTTGCAAGCTCTCCAGAAGAAAGAGCTAGAATATCTACAATATTTTCATTATCAGTGATTTGCACATTCAGCTTATCATTTGATACAATAAATTCTAAAGTAAATCGCCCATCAGAAAGCTCTGCTAAATAAGTATTTGTAAGCTCTTCTAATTCTTTTACTAAGTTCTCTATTTTATAAGCAAGTAGCCCATTTGTACTAAATGCTTTTTTTAATATTTCAAGATTAGAGTCTAGTTGTTTTTGCTCATCTAAAATATTTTTAGCTATATTTAATTTTTCTATAAATCCATCTGTTTGAGCTTGTATTATTTCGATACGAGTATTTTCTCTAGTTCTTCGCTCATTCTCTTTACTTAGTTTTTCTAATTCTTTTTTTGCACTTGTAAGTTTTAAACTTATTTCATGTATTTTAGTTTCTAACTGTTCTTTATTTACAGTTTTTATGGGTAAAGCTTTATCTATGCTTCTGTATAAATCTTCCCATTCTTTTTGTTCTTTTTGTTTAATATCAAATTGAGCATTATTATTTTTAATTCTAGTAATAAGCTTTTCATTAGTTCTCTTTCTAATGCTCATAGAGGCTATTTTTGCTAGCTCCTCAGCTACTAGATTACTTTTAAACTCTGCATCTACTTCTTGTTCACAAGTAGGACATACATCTTCAAGTTTTTCCAGTTTATTTAACAAAGTTCTAGATGCTCTTATTTCAGCATCTATATGTCCTACCTCTTTTTGATATTCATCGTAAGACTCTTTTTCAGCAACTTCAATACTATTAATATAGTCAAGATCTATCTTACTCAGTAAGTCTTTATACTTATTATTTGTTAGAATTTTTTTATTTTTTTCAGAAATATTTTCAAGTTCTATTGAAAGTGAACGGAATATCTTCTCATCTTCTTCCGTATTTATTTCTAAATCCAACATGGGTAGTATATTGGTACTCTCTAATTTATTTGTATTCAACCATCTTTCAATGGTATTAATTTCTGAACTTACTTCTATTACCTTATTAGAAGAGTCCCGGGAAGCTTCTTTGAATACTTCAAATAATGTTACATAATCATCTAAGTGTAACAAATCAATTAAAAACTTTTTTCTGTTTGTATCAGTTGCAGTAAGAAACTGTAAGCTTGCATTTGTATTTTGGTATACAAGCTGAGAAAAAGTTTTAAAATCAATACCAAGTATTTCTTGTATGGTTTTATAGGTATTCGTGGCAGTATGACTAGAAATATCTTCTCCATCTTTTTCTAGTTTTACTTTAATACTGCTTTTACGATCTACACTAATCTCATATTTACTTCCATCTTTTTCAAAAGATAAAAAGATACTATAGCCGTTATTTATATACCTATTTGGTATATCGGCTTTCTTTATACCCTTTGAGTTTTTATTGTATAGAATTTCTTCAATAATTAATGGTATGGACGATTTGCCCATACCATTGGTTCCAATAATCTGTGTTACAGTATTATCAGATAAATCGAGTTCATTGTTAGAACCATAGCTAAAACAATTATCCCACTTGAGCTGTTTGAGCGTAATCATTATACGTTCCTAAAATATTAAATATTTGTTGATCTGGTATCTCTAAGATATACCTTAGATATTCTACCAACTCATCTTCTAGTGTCATATCCTTTTCAATTACTAGCGATGCTTCTGTATTTCTTTTTACTACTTTTTTGTCTAGTAGCTCTGAGTTTTCTACAGTTGCCAGCTCTTGTATATCGCCTTCTATTTCATAAATAGTATGGTGATAATTTGTAGGAACCATATCTTCTGCTTTTCTTACAGTTTTTCTTATTAACTGTGGCAAAGTAAAAGGCCACCAATTCCAGCTCCAATCTTTTGGATTAATAAGCAGATATCCTGTTTCTACTTCTTGTCTATGAAAAGAAGTAGTCATTGGACTACCAGGATATACAATATTTCTTTGAGTATTACTATGTGCATGAAGATCCCCCGCAAATACGACTGGAAAATCATCAAATCTTTCTAGATCTACCTCTGGTTTAACATGAGGAGGTATTTCACCTCTTACATGCGTAAATAGAGGTTTATTACTATCAAAGTGCTCAATACTTCCTTTTCTGTGTAAATCAGCATAGGGCAGTACACTAAATCCTAAATCTTCATCAACATAGGAAATATCTACGATATTTACAAGAGGGTTTATATCTCTTGTCGGTTGTTTTAGTTGAGAGAAAAAGGTACGATTTTTACGAGTAGCTTCATGGTTACCGTCAAATATGAGAGTTGGCTTTTTTACATTTCTAACAAAAGAAAAGTATAAAGCCAACTCTTCCATACTTGGAATACGGTCAAACAGGTCGCCTCCTATAATATGCATGTCGCAGGTAGACGCCTGTTTGTGCACCTGATCGAAAAACTCAGTATATCGTTTTACTGCCCACTCTACAGGCACATTCTTTTGTCCAAGTTTTATGTGCCAGTCGGCAGTAAATAGTATCACGCTACGTTGAACTCATCTTCTAAGGTTTCATCAATTTCATTAGATCCATTGTCTCGAATGCGATCTAATAATTCTTTTTGTGCATCTGGAGTAGGACGAGGCATAACTTCATCCATAGACTTCAAGTCTGCTATCAACTCCATTTGCGCTTCTGTAAGAGCACGAGTCTTACACTTAAGAGCCTGAAGTTGATACTCTACATTGTAAGGAAGAGGACCAGTCTTTACACGCTTAAATTGAACATCCCATCCAGTTTCTGGATCAGTAGGATCTCCTAAATCTTCAGCTGCAGTAATAATTTGTTCCCACAACTTTTTCTTTAGATTTACAACTTTTACTTGACCATTGTCAATACATTGAGTTGCATAACTCCACCCACACTTGAGATCAGGATAG